TAACCGTACAAGCTGCTCCTGTATCACACTTCCACATCTTAATCTCACCAGTACTTAACTGGATCTGACCTATGTACTGTTCGTTCTCATCTCTGTAGTAGTGGAACCACTTACTGTCAGTTGTATAAGCAGATAAAGCATTACCAATCAACCTACCTCCAGGTCTCTTTAATAGACCATGAGTTACATCAGGTAATACATTCTTAGCTGTTCTAACTTGTCCAGGTACTTTTAATTCATCAGGCTGTTGTGATATACCTCCTACATAATTAGGTATCTGTTGTGTAATACTTGTCATCTTTGAAGTGCTGTATATGGTTGATATGTTCTATAAACACTTTTATCAGGAAATCCCATATATGAATGATCACCTTGATTACACTCATACTCCATACAAGTAGCTCTTGTTGCTGCCTCTTGTTGTTGTAGTAGTTTTACAAGTTCTGGGTTACTTACTAATTGAGTCGCAGCTCTTACTGAAGCTCTAGATATTATGTATCTTTTAAAAGCAGTAGGTAACTCTTCATAAGCCCAAAGCCAAGTTATATCTAGCTTTACACTACTATCAAATTCATAGGTTTGATTGATGGTATCCCATAACCTACCATTTCTTCTAACTAAATTTGTATTACGGTTATAGTGATCACCATGTAGATCATATCTCAATACGTTAGATGGAATACTTATATATTTAGTTGTAGCCTCTGGCTCTTTCTCTACATTATATTCTGTATTAAATACCCAACCTTCATTCTGTACGTCTTTATTGACTTCGGTCAGTATGTTATAGATGAACCCTATCTCAGGATTCTCATAGTTTAGTGTTGTCACTGGTGACTGACCGATAGCTCCCAGTATTGAATTCACTGCGGATAGTTCTGTATCGGTGTCAACTGTTGTGGGAATAGCCATAAAAAAAAAGGGAGCCATAAAGACTCCCGTTGAATGTGTATAAAATATAAGTTTATGAGAAACCAGCGTTTGAAATAGCTGTGTTTTCTGTGCCAGATCCATCCCAACCTGTTGCGTTAGAGGAAGCTGTGTTAATACCAGCAATCAACTCAACTGCACATGCAGGGTTAAGGAAGTCAGCACCCATTGCTAAACGTCCAAGAATTACATCTCCTTGGTAGACAACTGATACGTCGCCTGAAGTTACCTGAACCTGTGGTCCTATAGCTTCTACTACACCAGCTGCTTCCTTCTGGAATATTAATCCACAAGAGTTAGCAAACTTAGCAGCTAAACCATAGTTGTTAGTTGTCTTCTGTCCACCAGCTGGAGTACCACCGTTGGCAGCTTGCTCCATGTCTTCCATGGTTGCACCAACATGATCACCAAAGTTGTCTTTAGAGTCGTAACCAGTTCTATTAGGATCAGCGGATGTACCATACTTACCAAAGAATGGAATGTTCATTGACTTGTAGATCTTGATGCCTGCAATTTCAATGATGCCATTACCAGACTGCAAGGCTGTACCTTGTACGTCACGGTTGATTAGACCGTTACTGTTGACGTTCTGGATAAGTGCATAGTACTGTCTTGGGTTAAGAACAGCTACACGGCCATCACCAGAAACTCCCTTCTCATCTAGAATTGCTGCTGCATCATAGAATGCATTCACCAACTTACCAGAATCGTAAGCGTCTTTCTTATCTGTACTTGTATCTGTACCAACCTTCAGCATACTTCCGCCTGGCTCTTCAAAGTTAGTCATGGTAACTGGGCTTTGCTGCCTAGCTGCCTTTGTGATTGCTCTGAAGATTCTGCGGTCATAGTTCTCAGCTAGAGCGTAACCAATCTTCTTAGAGATTTCTCCTCTCAAATCATAATGCAAATTTCCCAATGTTTCCAATGGGTTTGGACTATATCTTCACCTGTCGGTGTTGGATGCTAATGGTGTATTACATAGGACGCTACCTAAACCACCTAGTCTCTGAACCTTCCTCTTAAGCGTAAGAGGCTCGGCTGCTGATTGCCATATCTTTATGATGTAGGGTTCCAGCAATTCTTCCAATTTTAATTGACCCATTATTTTAAGCCAATGTCTCATCTAGCTCATACACAAAAGCTGAGCTAATTAATAGGTCATCAACTGTGATTGTCTTCTCTGCTACTGGAGGAGTCTTCTCGTCGTTCCCTAATATACTGCGACCCGGTACATGAAATTCGGATTTCGTACGACCTGTGTAGATGAACTGCAATGATTTGCCGTTCTTCAAGGTACGTCTAGTTACAAGATCCCTAGCAATTGTGTTGTGCTGGAATCCTTTGAACATCTCACCTGAGAATAATTTTAGGTAAAGTGCTCGCCTCTGATCAACGGTTCCTGCATTAGTAAGAGCACCATTATTGGCACCCATATAAATAGGACCGCTGGCATTGGCATTAGTATTTTGCTGTGCCATGATTAATTAAAAATTGTATTGTTATCTTTCTTACGTACGTAAATTTTTTTGATCATTTGTTGTGGTCTTTCCCACCGTCTAGACGGCTAAAGGGTATCCTGCGTACAGGGCCAAAAGCCAATTAGTCAGAGATCCGACACTGAGGTGTCTCTGACCTGTGGTAGTTCAAATGCATTGACTCTACCAAAATAAAAAAGGATAGCAGCCCGAAGACTACTACCCATAGTTCATTTAATTTCTTCACAAAGTTGAAAGAGCTTCTTCAAGTGAAATATCTTCGTCGAATTTTTCTTCTTTCTTCTCTTCTTTCTTCTCTGTATTCTGTGGTGAGTAACCAATAGGGTGTGCTACTCCGAAACCAGTGTTAGATTGTTGAGACATTAGAAAGAATACTTAGCTCCTAGTTTTGTACCATATGTATTATCAGCATCTTTTACTTGCGAGAAAGAAACTTCACCATAGAGACCAAGCTTTTCCGTAGCATTAAAGGAGGCTCCTGTTTTGCCAGAGAAATTAGACTCAGCATCAACGCCATCTGCAGCGTTAATAGTTTTACCACCCTGAAGGTAGTAAGCGAGATCGCCAATATTGTTCTCATAACCTACGTGTAGGTCGGTAGCTCTAGATGTGTAATCAGAACCAGTGTAGTTAGCATTGGTTTCTACATTTACATATGGACCAGCCATTGCAGGTGTAGAAGCAAGAGTGGTTGCTAGGACAAGTGCAAGTTTTTTCATTAAATTAAATTAGATAGTTTTTTGTGTAAGTCACACCACGATACTTAAGCTTTACAGTCATAGTAAATCTCTAGTACCTAAGCCCCGTTCCATGCTTAGGTGTCATGCGTCCCAAGGGGATGAACGGACGTAGCGTTTATTTTTTCTTTGGAGATTTTTTCTTTGGAGATTTTTTAGCCTTAGCAGCTGCCGCTTTACCAGCAGATGTATAAGGATATTTTTGACCGTTTACTTTAGGCATAGTTAATTTGTTTAGTTGTAGCAGCTAAGTCGAGTGGGAAATTGTGTGCATTCCTTTCATGCATAACTTCGAAACCAAGGTTTTGCCTGTTGATGACATCAGCCCAAGTAGGGATAACTTTACCGCTAGAATCAACCACGGATTGATTAAAGTTGAATCCGTTAAGATTGAATGCCATAGTGGAAATTCCCATAGAGGTGAGCCATATGCAAGTGACTGGCCAAGCTGCAAGGAAGAAATGTAGAGAACGAGAATTATTAAAGCTCGCATATTGGAATATCAACCTTCCAAAGTAGCCGTGTGCAGCTACGATGTTATAAGTCTCCTCTTCCTGACCAAATTTATAACCATAATTCTGCGATATAAGCCCAGTTGTTTCCTTAATGAGTGAGGAAGTAACGAGACTTCCGTGCATTGCAGAGAAAAGAGCACCGCCGAATACCCCAGCAACACCAAGCATATGGAAAGGATGCATGAGGATATTATGTTCGGCTTGGAATACGAACATAAAATTGAAAGTACCACTAATCCCAAGAGGCATACCATCACTGAAGCTCCCTTGACCAAATGGGTAAACAAGGAATACAGCGAAAGCTGCTGATACAGGAGCTGAATATGCTACACATATCCATGGTCTCATTCCGAGTCGATAAGACAATTCCCATTGCCGTCCCATGTAAGCAGAGATACCGAGTAGAAAGTGGAACACAATAAGTTGATATGGTCCTCCGTTATACAACCACTCATCGAGGGTTGCAGCTTCCCAGATTGGGTAGAAGTGAAGACCGA